TATTTATTATATTTTTGTAGTTGGTTTTATATTTGATACATTCTTGATGACTTTTGTGATAGGTTTATATTGAATCATTTGATTTTGTGAATTTATATGTTTGTATGCCACTGTTATAAATATAAATGTAAATATTACGATTAATACTAACGAAATATAACTTTGTTGATATGAATCTTTTGTTTGAGAATGTAATCCAAATGATGAAGCGTCTGTATCAACCATTGATTCATGTTTTTTGCTGAGTGATTCTCTATTTTTTTTTAATTCGTTTAATTGTGTATTTTTATTACGAATCATATCTAATAATTTATTATTATCAGTATTTATTGATTTTTCAATAGAAAATAAATTATTTATTATATCAGTAAGATTGTATGAATCATTTGTATAAATATTTTCTATTTCAGTAACATTAGGATATAATTTATAATTTGGATATGAGGTATTCAATTTATTTACTACAATTTTTATCTTTGTTGTTAATTCATTTATTTTTTCTTTGTATGAATTATATTTATCTAATGATTTTTTTGTTTCTAAGTTAATGCTCATTATATATTATGAAGAACAAATTCTATAAAAATTTGTATTAATAGACGTTTTACTAGGTCTAGTAATTTTACATACTTGACCTGGTCTAATACCAATTGCCATTGCTACTGAACTGAATCTTGATATATCCGGTATTTCTTTATCATTATTAATATTATATTTTTTTCTAAAGCTTTTATCATCGGTATTATTTAAAATTTCATGTTTTGGAACTAAAATATGATTTAAAACATTGAATTGTAAATACTTAATATTCCATATAATAACAAATTGTCTATCTGAAAACCATATCTGTTGTAAAGTTTTAATGATTGTTTCATTGGGTTCATCTCTTACTATAATAATCAAATCATCTTCTTTTGATAAAACTTGTTCAATATTGAACAAATCCTCTACATAATCATATATATTTTGAGGTCTTAGTGTTTTTGCTAAATGATATTTAATATACACTTTTTTTTTTGGTATTTCTTTTTCTGGAATGGCATTTCTCTCTAATAACATATCTAATTGTTTATTTTGATACATAATATATACCTCATTAATACTAAAGTTGTTATAATCATCTGTGTTAAAATTTTGATAATTCATATGCTCTAAAATATTTTTCCTTGAATTATAAATAGATTGAATGTGATTACTTTGTGCCATTGTTTATTTATAATACAAATTTATATTTTAATTCATTTCAATTTTATAATATAATTTTTTTCTTTTCTCCTTCTTTTTCTTTTTCCTTTTCCTTTTCTTCCTTTGTTTCTTCTACATTTAAGAGTATATTATCATTATCAGGTAATGGATTTACTTCTACTAATTGTTCAGGTTCTGCTTTATTTATTTCTGGTGGTGTTACAATAAACTGAGGTGATATTTGTTCTATATTTTGTTGTTGTATAGGAGGTGATACCACTGGTGTTTGTGGAGTTTGTGGAGTTTGCGGGAGTTGAGGTGTTTGCGGTTTAATTCCTATTTGTGGAGACGCTTGACTACCTTGAGATGGTGGTGTAAAAATGACCGGCTGATAAGGAGGAATTAATGGTGGAGGTGTACCGGTTGGAGTGACTGGTTGATATGAAATATTACTAGAAGGAGATGGTTCACTCGAAGGAGGAGTTCCAGTCGGCGTGACTGGTTGATAAGAACTACTACCAGGAGAGATTGCTTCTTCTGATTTTCCAATGCTTTCTCCAGGTACAAAGAATTTATTTTTATCATAATTTGATAAATATGACTCTACATAATTCATATTATTTGGTATTTTATTAGAATTTAATATACGTAATATAATCAGGTTATCATATTTATTATTATATTTGTCATATACATTTTCATTGAATCCATTTGGATATCTATCTGGGTCATATCCTTTTTCATCTACGTTCCATACTTCAGTTGGATTTCCATTTTCATCCAATATAATGGATGCGAAGATTTCTTCACCATATTCATTTGTACCATTATACATCCAACCAAATTTTTCAAGTATATCAATATTTCGAACATCAAAATCGATTTTAATCTTTTTCTGTTTTCTTGTCTCTTCTAATTCTACCTGCTTTTCTTTTTCAACTTGTTTCATATTTTTATATTTATTAATTAATTTAGTTATAGTTGCTTCAGAATCACCTGATAATTTCTTATAATTATCTGAAAATGACATACTTGTTAATTGGTCGATATTATCTTCAGTAATAATTCTCATTTCAATATTCATAGTTCTTAATTCCTGCATCAATAATTTAAACGCATAAGGAATTCTAACAATACTGAATTCTCTTCCAAAACGAGTAATATTTACAACATCCGCATTTGTATCTGTAACATTTGTAAATTGAATCGGTCCATCTGCCATTGGACTCATAAATAAATTTTTACTTTCATTGTAAATAGCGATAGTTCCTGATTGATTACATATAGCCATATAATATTCATCGCCTCTAATCATAAGCGATTCCTCTAAAAATTTACTAGCTCCATGAGCAACAATACCATCGCGTTCCATTTCTCCAACACGTAATCCACCATCATTTGCTCTTCCTTGTACGGTTTGTCTTGTTAATACTGTTCTTGGGCCTTGTGCTCTATAATTTATTTTATCTTTTACCATGTGTTTAAGACGCATATAATAATTTGGCCCTATATAGATTTCAGTTTCTAATTGTTCACCTGTATTTCCATTATATAAAATTTGATTACCCGATGAATGAAAACCTTGTAATGATAAAAGTTCCCCCAATTTTTCATTTTTTAATCCTTTATTAACAAATGCTGTACAATCACCAAAACCACCATATAAAGCACAAGCTTTTCCAACAAGAGTTTCAATTAATTGTCCAATTGTCATACGCGATGGTAAAGCATGTGGATTTATAATTATATCCGGTTTTATACCATCAGCTGTAAAAGGCATGTTTATTTCTGGTATAATCAAACCAACTGTACCTTTTTGTCCACATCTACTACAAAACTTATCTCCAATTGATGGCTGACGTTCTTCTCTAATTCTTATTTTTGCGATTCTAAATCCTTCTTCCCCTTCTGTAATAAATGATTTGTCTACAAACCCCAACTGGCCTTTTTTAGGCATTTCAGAATTATCTATAAATAATCCTGGTTTATCAACACTTGAAATAACTTTTCCAATCAAAACTTTTTTATCATCAACTGGACTATTTTCTTTTATTAATCCGTATTTATCTAATTCAGAATAATCATATCCTGGTTTTAATCCAATAACATTTGTTTCTTGTATATTAGTAAATTTCGAATCAGTCTTTGAATTACCTATTTTTGAACTTTCTTCGTAGGATTCATACATTGTAAAATAAGTTGTTCTAAACATGCCTCTTTGAATCGAACCTTCATTAAATAATATAGAATCTTCTACATTGTATCCTCCATAAACACCAATCGCTACGACAACATTTTCACCGTAAGGATGTTCTTCGTTATTTATATATTTCATATATCTACTTTTTACTAATGGTATTTGGCCATAATTCAAAATAACACCCATTTTATCAATTCTAACTTGATAATTTGAATTGTATAATGAGATTGCCTGTTTACTTTGTCCACAAGCAAATAAATCACGAGGCAATGGATTATTTTCAGGAAAAACAATTTGATTACCAAGCACTCCAAGTAAAAAAGAAGGATGTATTTCTAAATGTGTATATCTTGAATTATTTGGAATATTTTTTGCTGTTTCTTTTTTTCTACCTTTACTATTTATTTCACTTGATACATCTGATGTGATTGTTTTATATAATTTATTTTCATTCAAAGCAATTAATGCTGTTTCTGTTTCAGATGTATCAATATATTCAATAATTGCTTGATATTCATTTAGTTCATTTATATCTGTTATATTGTATAAATTTGAAATATTTTCATATAATTTACATGTATTTATAGAAAATAAAGTGTCTTCTTTTTTATAAAATCCACTGATAAGTTCATTCCATGTAAAATCATTTGACTTTAATTTTTCTAAAATAAGTGGTTTATCATAACTAATTTTATTTGTTTCTTTATTAATATAAAATAGAGGTCGACATAATCTTCCTGAATCAGTAAAAATATTTAATTCATTTTTCTGAACATTCCATTGTATGCTTGTATAAATAGGAATCATCGCAATACGTCTTGCTTGTTTCATAAAAGAAACAACTTCAATCGGTTTATTAATATTTCCTATCCATTTTCCATTTACAAAAACTTTTGTTGTCTGTGATAATAATTCTGGATTACATTCTTCTAATAACAATAAATTCGCATAATTTCTTAACCATTTCATTATTGGAATTCCAGAACAGTTTCCTGTAATTTTTGTAGTAATTGCCAAATGTTTATGTAACCCAACATTTCCTCCATCTGGTGTGTCTAATGGGTCAATTAATCCCCATTGTGAACTATGTAATAATCGAGGCCCAACAACTTTGGCACTGGCATCCAATGGTAAATTTATTTTTCTTAAATGAGCAATAAATGAATTATAAGATAAACGATTTAATGGTTGAACTAGTCCAAGTTTTTTTGTGTGTTCTTCTGCCCCCCAATTGCCTTTGAACCCTTTTCTAAAACCATCCTCAACTATTCTCTCTTTAAAAATATCTCTATAATTATTTTCAATTAAACTAATAAAATTTAAACCTTGATATGTTGTCTCTTTATAAAAATATTCTTTGTCAATTGTTTTAAAAATGTGTTTTTGTTGAAGAGTATAATATTCTTTGAATAAATCATACATCAAAGAACCAGTTAATTCAACACGTTTGAATTTAAAATTATCTCTGTCGGTTGGTTTTTCTTCACCTGTATAAACTTTCAGTAATTCAAGTGTCATATAGCCGATAAAATAAGCTTTTGAAATAAAGTTTAATTCTCCAATATTAGGTAAGAAATAATCCGATAAAATATGTAATGTGGATGAAATTGTTTTATGTTTGGTAAATGTCGCTATATATTTCAATGCTGTTTCTTGAGTAAAAATTTTTCCGGCATTGTGAATAGATGGAATAAATAAATCAATATATGATTTATATTTTTCCATATCAAGTAAACAACATTTTATGATATCTTTATCAGATTGAATACCTAATGCTCTCATTAAAATAAATAAAGGAACTGGTGCTCTTACATTTGGAATATCTACAACAATGTGTTTATTTGTATAACTAGCTGATGGAGCGACAATTTTAACCGATAATGTTCTAATTGGTTTTGAAGCGTCTTCAGATACAGTTCTTATTTCAGCACTATGACTATATAAGTCATTTACTTTATCTCTTATATATAGCATGTTATCAGCAAATTTTTCTTGGGGTACTACAACTTTTTCTTTTCCATCAATAATAAAATAACCACCATAATCATTTTTACATTCGCCCATATTGAATTTTACTTCTGGTGATAAATCATTTAATATACATAATTGAGAGTTTAACATAATGGGAAATTTACCTAGATATATTTTATCTGGTAATGTAATTGTTCTTTCTGTTATTGTTTCACCTTCTTTTATATAAAAATCAACTTCTACATCATAATGTATTGTTGCTCCATATGTCATATTTCTTAAACGAGCTTCATTTGGATACATATAATGTTCTCTTGTTTCATCGTAAATAACAGGTTTGCCTATATATATTTTATCTCCTCCTTTACCACCTAAATATACATTACATCTTAAATCAAATTCTTTTGTAACTGGATTTTGTTTTTTAATAATTTTAATTGGATTTTTTTCCTTGAAAATTTGTTTGATTCCGTTATTCATAAAATCATTATATGAATTTAAGTGATGCGAAACTAATATGTTTGGTTCACTTTTAAAATATTTATCAATGATTTTCCATATAATTTCTTCGTCCATTATATACTATATATATAATCATTATCATAATTTTTAAGTCATTCTTTGTATAAATCGCTTGTTTATTAATTATTTATTATATGAATGCTAAAATAATTCATATAATAAATATTCGTTAATCATTTCATAAATTAGTTATTTTTAATCGTATCATCACTATCAATTATCTCTTCACTGTCTTCATCATAATCATATACTTTGCGTTCTCCTTCTTGATTATCTTCATTATTTATTTGATTCTCCATTGATTCAAATATGCTTTTATTATGTCTCCATGGACCAAATACAAATAATAAAAATATTATAAATAATAATACAGGTAGCAAAACTAAAAACCATGCTAAATTTTTATATCCACTTTTACATAATAAATCAAGAATAAATGTCCAAAAGAATATATATAATGAATTTAATATTAATAAATCTGTTTTACTTAATATACTAAAACATCTATATTCGCCAATACATAATGTAAAATCTAACGCTTCATAATTATAATATACAACAACTATCAATGCTATCATGGAAATAAATAAATATAACTGAGATGGTTGACATAATTGTTTTAATTTTATTGTGCTCATTTATAACATATTAGTATATTATTTTTTTATTATTTTTTATTGCATGATTTATCATTTTTATCACACATACCTTCATATACATATAATTCTTCACTATGAATCCATGGTCCGAAACCAAAAATTAATATTAATACAAATAAAATAACAGGTAATAATACTAAAAACCATGCTAAGTTTTTGTATCCGCCTTTACACATTAAATTAAGAACTAGTGTCCAAAACCCAATATAGATTAGTTTTACAAATATTAAAATAACCTTACTTGGTGTATTGTGGCATCTGTATTTTCCCATACATAACATATTATCAGGACTTCCACTATTATCATATACCATAATAACTAATGAAAGTAATGTAAAAAATAAATATAACTGAGCTGGAGTACATAATTTATTTATATCTGATAAAGCCATATATAATTATATAATATAAAAATATATGATTATATATTAAACGATTGAGGATACGTCGCTGATTGATTGATTTGCGTATTCGCGAACATTAGGAGGTTCATAAGTTAATATATTACTATCTGCTCCTATTTTTTGATGTGTTACATCTGGGTTTACAGGTAAATTTGCCGAACCTCCTAAATCGGATACAAATTTAGTTGCTCCATACATAGCACTTCTTCCCATATTTATAATATCTTGTGAAATAGGGAAAAAACTTCCTCCATTTTGAGGATATAAATTAGCTAAATCTCCTCTTGTTGATACAGGTGTATCTGAACCACCTACGCCGATTCCATATGGATAATGTGAATAATGATTGCCTTTACTTTCGTTACCGCCCATGCCATTAGGCCATGAATCTGGGTTAGGTCCCCAACTACTACCTACTGGTCCAGCACCAGGACCATATCCACCCTTCATATAAACTCGCTTAACACCATTATTAACGCGACTACGATGTCTGCGATGTTTTCTATATTTTTTTGTGGCTCGTCTATGTTTTATGCGTTTACTACTCTTTCTAGATTTAAAGCGTCTACTTTTTGGCATATATTATATATTTATATATTTTTATTATGTTACATTAAATTTTAGAATATTATTATAAATTATTATATATTTATTCAATATCTACATGTGTTAATATATGTCTTCTACAACAATATCTTGTTAAACCTAATTTATCCATTATTTCTCCTTCAGGAGTTTTATCAATAAATTGACGTGTTAAATAAACGATTTCATTAACTTCCATATTTTTAGCAATTTTTGCTTTTCTTACTTCCTCTTGATAATAACGATATTTATCTGCCAAAACTTTACCACATGTAAAACACTTTACTGGAATAATCATCTTTGCTTATATATTTTATAGAAAACAATTGTATAAATCAATTTTTTATTTAATATAATTTTTATCTTTAATGGTATTAAAAATGTTTAAATAACACTTAATTGCTGTTTCTTGACATTCTTTAATATGATTTAATCTATATTGGTTATCTAATACTGGAGATTGTTGAATACATTTAATTACTTTATTACTACAATCAATTGCTAAATTTAATTCAGCGTGATTTAAATCTATTTTATGATGATTTTCCATTATATTATTATAATCATTAATTTTTAAATTGTAATTAAAGTTTAATAGTTAAAGATTGTGTTATTCTATCTTTATTTGATTTATTAAAATTTACATTAAATGTTGACATAACAACTAAAAAAGTAATTATCAAAATAACACCTAATAAAATATATTCAAAATTATTTGAAAAAATAATAATACTTCCTGGAAAACCATATCTTAATATCAATATTAATAATAATAATATCAATAAAAAAAGTGTAATTTTTTTATAAACATTAGTATCTTTATCCATATAATATATTTATAAAATAAAAAACGGGTATTTATTTACACAAGTTTGGTTGCTTACCGTTATTCTATTCTAAACTAGCTATTTATCATTTTTCCTATCATCTTCTACTTTTACTAACTAATCCATTCCCATGTCTGCTGCCTGCTCTACCTGATTTCTACGTTCTTCGACTAACTCATCGTGGTCATATGCTTGGTATCCTTCAATGATTTGGTTGAGCGTCATCCAAAGATTATGGTCTAGTCTCCCGCCAATACGATTGCCAATCATTCTCTCATATTGGGGATACTCCTTCCACATAGTGAGACGTAACAGGGCAGTGGTTATGTCTTCGAACGACATGCTTCCATATGCTTCGCTTGTAATTCGTGTAGTGATGTAGTTGATGTTCGGGAGAGCATTATCAAGCAGCCGGTTCTCTTCCAACTGAGCTTCATCGTTGGTAATTCTCAAGTCCGTACGGATTGTATGTCTCCGACGACGCCGCTGAAGTTCATCATCTTCCTCGCTTTCGTCGTCATCTGACGCAGAGGATACTTCAGAATCACTGTCCGAGAATTCTTCGCTGCTCTCATCCGTTTCCTCGGTCACATCATCGGCATCTTCTTCGCCTTCTGCCATAGCAAACATAATACGCATTCCTAGAAACGCATTATACGTGTCTTCGGAATCTTCTTCATCGTCGTCATCCTCTGGGCGCCAAGAATGATGCTCGAATTCTTCGTCGTCTTCATCTCCAATAAAGAAGTTGTTCAATGTATCCCGTCGGTCTTCTTCCTCCTCGTCGGACTCTTCAATGTCGTCAATCATCTCCGTCCTACAATACGGGCATCCAAACCCGTTATGCGCCACGTTGGTCAAAAGACACTTGGTATGAAACTTGTGACCACACTCTGTAATCACGCAGTTAATCTTCCTGTCAATTGATTCCATACAAATTGGACACTCTTTATCTGTTGATTCAATAGCAGCGGGGTAAGAAGGTACAATGCAAGATGGAAGCGGAGGCACGTTAACAACAGCAAAACTGCGACTGTCAGGATACTGTTGTGATTGGTCCCTAAGCGCTTGGCGCACCGTTTCAACCCAATCATTTAGTTCTTGCTCGTTTGACAGAGCAAGCCCATTGGCGGTAATAGTGGAGTTCATGTTCAAGACAACTTTATCAAGAATCGGATATAGTTTGTGTATTACAAAAAAGTATTTCAATTTTTTATACTTAATATGAAAAAATGAAATATCATCTAAAATTTAAATCAAAATTTATTTATTTTTGGATTATTTCATTTCTTTTTATTTTATT